TAATGAGGACTACTTCTTCCCGCAAACAGCAGAAGGACGTGGTTCTAAGGTAGAAACACTACCTGGCGGTACTAACTTGGGTGAAATTGATGACCTCAAATACTTTACCAACAAGTTATTCCGCGGTTTACGTATTCCAAGTTCTTACTTACCTACTGGTGCAGACGATTCTGCCGCACAGTATAACGATGGTAGGGTAGGCACTGCTTATATTCAAGAGTTAAGATTTAACAAATACTGTGTTAGACTGCAAAATTTAATTGCATACATCTTTGATAGAGAATTTAAGATGTATATGAATGCCAAAGGTGTAAACATTGACAACAATTTGTTTGACCTGCATATGAATCCACCACAAAACTTTGCGGCATATAGACAAAGTGAAATGGATAATGCTCGTGTAAACACATTTGCATCATTACAAGAAGTACCTTACATGAGTAAACGTTTTGCTATGAAGCGTTTCTTAGGTCTAAGCCAAGAAGAAATGGCAGAAAACGAAAGCCTATGGCGTGAAGAAAACACAAACGAAAACATTAATAATATAAGTGCCGGCACAGAAATGCGTGGAGCAGGTGTTACACCTAGTGGAATACAAAGTGACCTAGATGATCTTGGTACTACAGAACCAGGAGAAGGTGCACCAGAACCAGAAGTAGACGTAAGCACACCAGACACAGGTGGAGCAGAGCCGGGCGGCGAAACAGTTTAAGGTAAATAAGTTTATGTTGTTAAAAGAATTCTTTTATTTTGATAAAAATGGTCAAGACTTTGAGGACGATAAACGTTACAATGCTCAAAGAGATATTTCTGTGATCAAACCAACCGACACTAGAAAAACTAGATTAACTCTTGAACAACTAAATCAAATTAGACGCACATCAGAAGCAAGAGAAGTTGAACAGGCTAAGGAATTAGAGTTCATTCAGATGATGTACGGCCAACCTGCTCAAGAAGAACAAGCACTTTAATAAAACCTTTTAAATACCCATATGAACACAGCATTCGTATTGGGTAATGGTACCTCAAGACAGCATTTAGATTTAGAAACACTGCGTGGAAAAGGAACTATCTACGCATGTAATGCCGTGTATCGACACTTTGAACCAGATGTGTTAATTGCTGTTGACCCTAAAATGGTCCACGAAATAGTTGCAGATGGATACCATCATAATCATGTAGTATGGACCAACTACAATAACGGCTATAAAGACTACACAAACCTAAATTACTTTCAACCTAGCCTTGGTTGGAGCAGTGGACCTACTGCTTTATTCAAAGCAACCGAAGACAATCACAAAAAAATCTATATTTTAGGATTTGATTATATGGGATTAAATGGTGGAAAACGCTTTAATAACATATATGCAGATACAAAAAACTACAAAAAATCAGCAGAACCTGCAACATATTATGGTAATTGGCTACGTCAAACAGAGAAGTCAATCACATCTAATCCTAAAATACAGTTTATTCGGGTAACTAATAGTGGGGATTTTTGCCCTGCTCAGTTAAATAATTATGATAATTTTAAAACAATTACATACAATGAGTTCGAAAATGACCTCAAAAAATAGGCATTTTGTCAAAAATGCTGAAAATACACCTATTTCCACTGGTAAAAGTGGTTTTTTCGTAAATACAATGGACAGCCTTGCCTAACAATTTAATTAAAGGAGAAAATACAATGTCAGACACAAGCAAATTTGAACAACTGCTTGATCTTCTTGTGAACGAAGACAAAGAGAAAGCAGAAGAACTTTTCCACGATATCGTGGTTGAGAAATCAAAAGAAATTTATCAAGGATTAATTGAATCAGAAGAGCCTAAAGAGGACGAAGTTGAAGAATCTACAGAAGAAAAAGAAGACGAAGTAGAAGAAGCAACTGAAGATTCAGATAAAGAAGACAAAGTTGAAGAAAACTTTGAAGAAGAGTCAGTTGAAGAAGTCGGCGGCGATGCTACAGACATGATGATGAAGGATGTAAGCAACGACGAAGGCGACAACGATATGGATTTTAACGACGACGGTGAAATGGATGACCATGAAGAATCACATGATGACATCGAAGACCGTGTTGTAGACCTTGAAGACGCACTAGACGACCTTAAAGCAGAATTTGAAGCCATGATGGGCGACAAAGAAGAAGGCGATGAGGACGAAGGTGAAGAAGAAGGTGAAGAAGAATCAGAAGAAGCCGAAGAGGAAGCAATGGCATACGAAGCATCTGAAGAAGATAGCGACGCAGAAGTTGTTGATGAAGCAAAACAAGCAAAATCCGCTGGCGAAACCATGAGAGAATATGTCGAAAAGGTTTCTGCTCCATCTAATTCCGAAGGTTCTGATAACACCAAATCACCAGTAGCAAGCAATGCTAAAGCACCTAACGATGCTAAGGCGCATGGTATTGGCGAAGGCGGTGAAGAAAAGGGCGGTAGTGCTCAAAAGCCAAAGGACATGGGAAAATCTTTCGAGAATGAACCAGGTGCTAAAGCCGGAGACACTTTTAGTAAAGCATCTGCACCAAAGAGTGCTGAGTAATTAGGAGTTAGCCAATATGGCATACTTAAGAGAACATCTTACGTTCGATCAGGCGCAAGTCACCCTTGAGTCTAAAGGTGAAGGAGATTCAAAAGACCTTTACCTAAAAGGCATCTGTATTCAGGGTGGTGTTAAAAACGCTAACCAGCGAATCTACCCTGTCTCCGAGATAGGCAACGCTGTTAAAACACTCAAGGATCAGATCGACGGCGGTTACTCTGTACTAGGTGAAGTTGATCACCCAGATGATTTAAAAGTAAATTTAGATCGTGTATCGCATATGATTACCGATATGTGGATGGATGGACCTAACGGGTTTGGCAAGATGAAAATTTTGCCAACCCCAATGGGCAATCTTGTAAAAACCATGTTGCAATCAGGTGTGAAACTGGGAGTTAGTTCACGTGGAGCAGGTGAAGTTAATGAATCCACTGGAGAAGTTAACGGATTTGAAATTATCACAGTTGATGTGGTAGCACAACCAAGTGCGCCGGGTGCTTACCCGACACCAATCTATGAACATCTTATGAATACAAAAGGTGGTTATGGTGCGATTAGGGCGGCTCACGAAGTATCGCAAGATGCTAAAGCACAAAAGTATCTCAAAGAACAGATGCTACGAGTCATAAAAGGCTTGCAGTAACAAAAGGAGAAGCCAATGAGTGATATGTTTAATAAACTTTTCGAAACAGGCTTGCTAAGTGAGGAAGTTCGTTCTGACTTACAGGAAGCATGGGACGCTAAAGCGAAGGAAAACAAAGACACTGTTACTGCTGAACTCCGTGAGGAATTTGCGAAACGCTACGAACATGATAAGCAGAACATGGTCGAAGCAATCGACAACATGGTTTCCGAACGTTTAGAATCAGAAATTGCTGAAATTGCTGAAGATAAGAAAGCACTTGCAGAAGCAAGAGTTGAATATAAGAAGAAGATCGGCGAACATTCTGAGAAACTGCAAGAGTTTATGCTCAAGCAGTTGACTAAAGAAATTGGAGAGTTACACGAAGACCGTAACAAGGTAAGCGAAAACTTTTCAAAATTGGAAGACTTTGTTGTTAAGCAACTCGCAAATGAAATCAATGAGTTCGCAGAAGACAAAAAGGATTTGGCAGAAACCAAGGTAAAACTTGTAAAAGAAGCCAAAGAAAAATTTGCAGAAGTAAAAGCAAAATTTGTTGCTAAGTCAGCAGAAATTGTTAAAGAAACTGTAAGTAAAAAACTAGCAGAAGAGATTTCACAGTTGAAAGAAGATATTCATTCAGCACGTGAAAACAATTTTGGTAGAAAATTATTCGAAGCGTTTGCTAATGAATATTCAACATCTTACTTAAACGAAAAATCAGAAACTGCGAAGTTAATGAAAATCGTTGCTGAGAAAGAAGAAGCATTAGCCGAGGCTAAGAAAGCCATCACAGAGAAGACCACTCTAGTTGAGTCTAAGGAACAGGAAATTTCCAAAGCCAAAGACGAAGCAAAACGTGTTGCAGTGATGAATGAGTTGTTGACTCCATTAGGTAAAGACAAAAGAGAAATCATGTCAGAACTACTAGAGTCAGTGCAAACAGAAAAATTGCACACAGCATTTGACAAATATCTACCAGCGGTAATGGAAGACAAAAAACCAACTACTGCGAGAAAACAGGCATTAACAGAAGGCACAGAAGTAACAGGCAACAAAGAGGTTAGACAACCGGTAGAAGAAAAGTCAAACTTAATAGAACTCCGCAAACTAGCGGGATTAAACTAAAAAGGAGAAGGACAAAATGTCAGAAATGATCAATGAAAATTGGCAGGCTACCAAAGGCGCATTGCTTGAAGGTCTAAATGGCCACAAGAAAAGCGTAATGGATGTCACT